CTACAGGAGGGGTTGTTGCCGAGTCCTCACATCGTCGGCGCGGCACTTGGCGACGATCTGCCGAATGCGCATCTCGGACTTGTCGTAGCGCCGCGCGAGCTCGGCAAAGTTGTCACCGGTGAATTGCGCGTAGATCTCGCGATCGCGCATCGAAAGCTCCCACGCCTGCCCCTTCGACAGGTAAATCATGCAGCCGCCGATATCGGCTCGCACTTTCTCGGCCAGCGCGAACGACGCCTCGGCCGCCACCTGGTGATCCAGGCTGAGGCGCTCGGTCATAAACGCATACGCCGACGTCGCGATCGCCGCGAGGATCTCCGGATAGTTGTCATCAATCTGCAGAGCCATCACCGGACTCCTTTTGCTGACCGACCTCGTTGAGCAGCTCCCACGCGGAGAGCATCGGGTCGAAGGTTTTGCGTGACTGGGCGAGACCAACGGCAACGCCCAGAGCGTTGATGATCTGAGGCTCGAGCTGCAGCGAGCCGGTACGTATTGCCGCCGAGACTTCTTCGGCGCGCGACTTCACGGCCGCCGGAAGAAACCGCATCGCCCACTTTTTCAGGCTCTCGATCAGCTTGAGCGACTGAGCGCCGTTGATCCACTGCAGCGCATCGACGCCGGTAAGCCTTTTGACGTATGCGGCCAGCGCCTCTTCGGATGGATTTTTGACCGCGCCAAGCTGGTGCAGCAACAGCCACAGAGCGCGGATCTTCTTGTCCTCGGCGTGCTGTGCCAGAGGCCTCGACGACTGCCGTTTTTTGCCGTCCGCGGTCTTGGTGACGCGCACCTTGAAGCCGGCCTTCTTCATGTGCTCGAGCACGCGATACAGATCAGTCACGGACAGCTCGGACGATGATGATTTGCTGGCCACGCTCATCAAAACGCCGCGATAGGTGTCGTCGGCCATCTGCAGATCGCGCTTTGCAACGTGCAGTAGCCGGATAAGGCGAGCGCGGTCCTGTGGGTTGCCCAGCGCCGAGGTTTCGGCGGCGCGCACGCGCGAGCTGTGGAATGGGCTGGTTTTCATGGCGCCTCCGCAAACATGTCGAGGGTGTGTTCGCAGCGCGGCGAGGGAATGGGGTCTCCGGCCGGCACGAACGCCGTGCAGCACGGCTGGCCGTCGTCGCCGATCTGCCATTCCTTCGGGTACTGCTCGGCGTCGACGTCGTAGCACATCGTGTTGCCGACGATGTCGCAGCGCTCGTTGTCGTCGCACTCGAATACGTCTCGGTCTTCGCGCAGCGCCTTGTCGCGCTGGCACGCAAAGCACCAGTGCGAAATGAAGATTTCGCCTTCGGTGCCGTTGCTCGGGCGGTACTTTTTGCCGGCGCTGGCGACGAGCATGGCCGCGAGGGGGGCTGGGTAGATGGCTTGGGGCATGGCGCTACTCCAGCGCCAGCGGCGCAGGCCCGCCGCTGACGCCACGGTTGAGTTCTGCCTGACGGCCGGACAGGAGACCGGCCTGCGCGTCGTCGTATTCGCGTTGGCTCAGCTTTCGGCCGTCGTTTCGATCGCGGGCATCGCCGTCGCGCAAGGCTGGGTAGTGCTTTGCCAGATAGGCGCCGATTGCCCGCTTTTGCTGGTCAGTCTCGGCGAACGCGGTGATGGTGCGGGAGACGGCAAAAACCCACCCTTCGCAGAAAAGATCAGCGCGCCGGGTTTTGGTCGCCTGCTTGCAACGCTTCAGGCTGGTCTTGATGTAATCGGCCCGCGCCCGCTTGGCCTGCCGCAGCAACACCGCGAAGGCGTACTGCGACACCTCTGGCGCCGCGCCGCAGCCGATGAATACCCATTCGCCAACGATGCAAAGTGCGCGGCCATCCCATCTGCGGGAGAAGATCACCTGGCAGCCAAATGCTTTCGCGATCTTGTTGGCCAGCGCCGTCTCCCAGTTGGCCGGAGAAGCCGTAGCTCCGGCCTTGGTGCGCCGTTCTTCCGCCTCTGCCGCCTGGATGTCCAGATCGGCAACGCCGTGCGCTTCCATCAGCTTGCGCGCCTGGCGCAACGCGGCCTCGGCTTCGTGCTCGTTGGCGCTGGCCGACAGGGCGAGGCACTTGCGGATTTTGGCGATGATCTTGTCGCGTTCGTTCATGGTGTTCCCCGTTAAATCTCGCTGGCTTTCTCCCGAAGCCGCCCGGCGCTTAACGCGGGCGGCTTGAGGCGAGAGCCGCTATGCATTGAGCCCGCTGAGAACCGGCGTATCGGAGCCGATCAGCGAAAAGTAGCGATCGACGAAGGCAAAGGCGGCCTGACCGGGCGGTAGCGGAACGATGGGTTCTGCCATTGGCGTAACACCGGCAATGAGCGACCACTCGTCATCGTGTTCTGGCATCAGATCTCGCTGTTCTGTCGCGAGCAGGATCAGATCTGCCGTCTTGACGGACGCCGGCATGGCATCAATGCCGAAGCGCGCCAGAACGGCCTTCTCGACGCGTTCTTCGATGAGCCTGTAGTCGGGCAGCAGCTGCTTCAGGGGACGCGAGATATCGCCGATGAAGGCTTCTGCCGCGTCGTGCAACAGGGCTGCGAGGGCGTCTTCCGGCGGTACCAGGTAGGACGCGAGCGTGGAGTGCTGCGCCACGCTGTAGAACTCTCTGGTGTGGCCGGCGAAGCGGCAGATGTGCGAGAGAGCATGCGCCACCTCGCCGATACCGAAAGAGCTTTTCTCCGGCTGCAGAAAATCGAAGTAGTGGCCGGAAACCGTAAGGATGTCGGGGCGGATGCTGTGTCTCACGATGCCTCCCCGCGAATCTGCGCAACCGCCTTCTTGCTATCGGCCTCGCTGCCGTGCGCGATGGCCAGCAGCAAGCGGATCGGCTTCGGCAGGTTGCGGCCGTTTTCGTAGCGGCTGCCGCCAGACTGAGTAACGCCGATTGGCCCCCAGAACTGCGCTTGGTTGAGCTTCTTCTCCCGGCGCAGTGCGAGCGCGTCGGCGCCGGAAACCGTCTTTGCGTTGATGCTCTTCATGCTGATACTCCCTTGCGTTTGGTTTTTGCCTTCGGTTTCTCGTCCTCGCCTTGGCGCTTGGCGGCGTCGGCAAGGATCGCCTTCACCAGCTTTTCGACGTCGGTGTCGGTAAAGCTGATGAACGAGGCGTCGGCGCCGCTGACCGAGCGGATGCCGATCTGGCGACGGACGGCGCTGTCGAGCTGGGCGACGGCCTCGACGTTGATGGATTCTTGCGAGCGCACCAGCAGATCCGACTGATCGGGCAGCAGCGCCTTGATGCGCTTGATCACGGCGGCTTCGTCGTCGTAATCGATTCCATCCTCGGCTTTTCGGTAGCCGCACTTCACGCCATCGACGAGGATCGAGCGCGGGCGGGCAAACAGCTGCGGCGCGCCGTCGATGAGCGCCTGCAGCTCGGCCTGGCACTCGGCCTCGTGCGCTGCCGCCTCGTCGATCGCCGGGCGGTGAGCGGCGTAGATCGGCGCCGCGGCTTCGGACAGCGCGTGCTCAAGCGCCGTGGCACGGGTGACCGACTGGCGGTGCGCGTCGGCCAGGCGCTGTGCTGCGGCGCGGATTTCGGTGATTGTTGCGGTGGTCATGTGACGTCCTTTCTGGCTACTTGAGCCGGTGAGTGATCTTTGTGCCGCCGGGAACGTGCTCGATGGTCTTCGTGCCCGTTGCTGTGGATTGGCTCTCACTCGTGCCGCCGGGCAGCGCCGGCTTGTACGTCGGGATGAAGCCGGAGCCTTCCGCAGCGCCGGTGACGCGCAGAAAATTGACCTCGACCTTGGCGGTGTCAGTGATGTTCTTCGCGGTTTCGTTGATCGCCTTGACGCGATCGAGATCGATGGTTTTCGCCGGATCGCGCAGGTCGTCGAGCGTGGCGAAGAGCGCAGAACGGAGTCGTGTGATGTCGCTCATGTCGTTTCCCCTATGCGGCTTTGTCCGGGATCGTGGCGACGATTTCGCTATCGGTTGCCACCTTCCAGTAGATCGTTTCGCAGTGCGGGCAAGTTGCCAGCGTGTCCCATGTTTCACCGGCGTGCGCGGCCATATCCTCGACCGTCTTTCCACAACACGGCGTAACGAAGGTCAGCGTCTTTGCGCCCTTCGCCTTGACTCTGGCGAGATACTCTTCGTGCTGCTGCTTGAGCGTTTTCATGGTCTATTTCCCTTCTCGGCGATTGATGTGCCGGGTGATCTGGCTGCGAAGCAACACGCATTCAGCAAGCTCCGGCGGATAGTTGTGCAAGGTGTGTCGCCGCATGTGCTCCGCCCGCGTGATCAGCTCAAGGTTGTCCAGGGCGATATGGGCGCGGTTTCCGTCACGAAAGACGAGCATGTGTCCGGCTGGTATCGGCCCGTTCGCCTCTTCCCACATCAGGCGATGGACGAATTTCCAGTCCTTGGGCGGATAGCCGGTATCGGTCATTTTTCGCTGCAGGTAGCCGTCAACGAGGCGCTCGCTGCCGATCGGAACCCAGTTGAACGGCTTGTGCCCCGGAGGGTACTGAGTCGTTCTTGAGCCGAGCGCCAGCCCTTTCATGCCCTTTTTCCGGGCAACCTGACCCCGGCCGAACCGGGTTTCCGCGCCGCGGATTCCGTCGAGCCGGCCAGACTTCGCGCTCGCCTTGAACGCCTCACTCTTTTTCAGGCCCATCCGCGCTACGGCTGAATAGATCTGACCAATGCTGACCCCGAGTTCTGCCGCGCAAAAGGCGGCGGTGTTGTCGGGATAGATCTCGATCAACCGCTTACGCATCGGCTCGACCCAGAGACTGGGGCTGTTGTCGCGCCTACCAGATGCCGGGCCCGCATAGAACGCGGCGCTTTTCTGCAGCCCAAGGGCCCGCGCCTGGCGATAGATTTCCGGGACGGTTTTCCCCAGTTGTTCGGCACAAGCTGCAGCGGTCTGATCGGGGTAGATCTCGGCAAGTCGGGAGAGCTTCTCCTGGGGCCAGTGGCGGCTCATGCTGCGGCTTCCTTTCTCGCCATAACCCAGCCGCGAGCAGGACGGGTGAGCAGGCCGCGCTCGGCAGCACGCGTGATTTGCGGATAGATCGACGAGCGACCTACATCGGGCAGCGCGGCGCAGAGTTGTTCTGCCTTCATGCCGTCTGGACCGGCCGTTTTGAGCACGGCGACGAGGCGCAGCATGATCGATTCCGGGTCGTGTATGCGACGAGCCGGTTTCGGTGCGGGCGCTGGCTTGCGCTTCTCTGCCGCCAGTTTGGCCGCGCTGCCGTCACGCCCTGGCAACGTGTAGGTGGCGACGGTCTTGCGCGGCATGTCTGCCGGAGCATCCTTTTCGCCAACGCGCTCAATGCGACGCTCGTGCAGCAAGCGCCGGATCTCGTCGCAGAGGTTCGGAACCTCGTGCGTCAGCCGCACAGCGATATCGCGCACGCTGTATGGCTCGCTGGCCTCACGCAGGATGTCGATGATTTGTTCGTCGAGCGTCTTGGTGGTGAGCAGCGATTGCAGCTGCAGGGAGAGAAGACTGGCCATGATCAACTCTCCCTTCGCGCGCTGGCCCATGCGCGACGAGGCGTATAGCCCAACGCCCTGGCGTAGCGGAGGGCAAGACGTAGACGTGCGATGGCGACGATCGCGGCGCGCCACTGCGCGGAGACGAGCGCATTCATGACCATGCCCTCCCGAGTTCGAAAGCCGCGCCGATGACGAGCACGAGCACGAAGGCGCCGATCTGCCTAGCGGTTTTGCCAATGAGCGCGTCTTCGCCGGCGATCTCGAAGCACGCTGCAGCGAACGCCGCTGCGATGCAGACCATGCAGACAGCTGAAAAGAAGATGGGAAGGCTCATTGCCGTGCTCCCGGCCCCGAAGGCATGGCGGACCATGCCTTCGGCGGATCAATCGGGAAGCCGTCAGCATTCCGCCATTGCTCGCCGTCGAAGTAACCCGGCCAGACGTCGCCCGGATCATCATTCGCGGTCAGCACTGTCTCGTCTGCGTCCGGCAGATCGTCCGGTCCGGTGTGCCAGGTGATGGTTTCGGGGATCAGAGGCATGTCACTTCCTCCCACTCCACGCGGCAGCCAAAACGGTCGGCAAACCATGTGTAAATCGTCAGTTCGCCATCCGGCCGGCGCTGGCGCCAAGCGCAGTCTTCGCCAAAGATGGCGTGCAGTCGCGGACTGGGGGCGACAACGATCACGATGTTGTCGCCGCCAATGTCGCGATAGCCTCGGAACGAAATGACGCTGAGCCGGTTCTTGATGAGGAAGAGCACGCAGCGCAGGAGATTCATGATCAGCGTGGTGGCCATCGATACCGACGTTGCGCGCGTCTGTTCGGCTGCTGCCGAGTCAATCATCGGCAGCGCATGAAGATGATCGGCGGATTTCATCACACCATCCCCAGGCTCTTGACGGCGCCGGCCGTGACGATCGGGCTGCCGATTTCGGCGGCGACGTTCATCGCCGCAGTCATGATGTTGCCGATCGCCAGCGGGTAGAGCAGCGAGAGCGTTTCGGTACGATCGGCGCGCCGGGAGGAGATCGTCAGCTTGGCGCGCACAGCATCGATACCGCCTGCATCGATCACATCGGCCAGCGATTTGCCAACCCGCTCGAACTTGAACTTCAGGTATTCATCCAGCCGACCGCCATCCAGTGGAGCCAGCTCAACGACTTCGCAGCGTTGCACCACTTCCCGCACGTCGCCATTACGCTCGGACAGTTTCGCCTTCAGCTCCGGCTGGCCGATCAGGATGATCGACAGCAACTTCTTGAAGCCGAACTCGAGTTCGAAGAAGCGCTTCAGGTGCTTTAGCGTTGCGATCGGCATCGCATGCGCTTCGTCGATGATCAGGCAGTGGCGGAAACCGGCCGAGTGGCTTTCCTTCAGCGACCGATGCAGTTGCGCAAACCGCGCCTGCGGGCTGGAGACAGGCTTTTCAAGCGGCGCGACAGCCCCCATGATCGCTTCAGCGATGTGCGACGCTTTCAGCGTCTTCCCCTTGGTGTCGTTGTCTTCCATCCCCAAAACGTACGGACGGATGAGCACAACCGGCTGATTCTCACGGCTGATGCGGTCTTCGAGATCGCGCAGCAGCGTCGTCTTGCCCGCGCCCGACTCGGCAACGACCGCCAGCAGGCCGCCATGTTTTGCCGTCGCCAGCATGGATTCGCGCACGTAACGAATATCCGGAGAGACGAACATGTCCTCATCGCTCTGGATCGCATCGTCGGCAAACGGATCACGAAAGATCCCGAAGTGCTTCTTCGTTGCTGGCAGCAGGGTTTGTTTACGCAGTAACATCATCTTCTCCTTGAGTGATTCGTCAGTGGCTTGCTTCGGGGAGACCGGGGAATCCGTGTTGGCGCACGGATTCCCCTCCTCATTGGCGGCGAAAGCGTCGGTCAGCTCGCTGTCGGTGGCACCCGACTCGGCGAGGAACGCGCGGATGCGCAGTTCCAGCGCCGGCCGCGGCAAACTCTTGGGCCACGCGTCGTGATTGACGATTTGCGCCACGGTTGCGGTCGATACTTCGATTGCCCGCGCCAGATCGGCTTGATTGCGACCAATGCGGGCGAGCACTTTTTTCAGGGTGAGCATTTGGCACCTCAATTCGCGCGCACGATTTGCAACGGATGGCCTGCGCGCGGGGCGGCCAGTTCGGCGGCGATGTCCTTGACCTGGTCGGGTTGAGCACCGTCCGGATAACGCTGGCTCAGCCAGCGGTAGCGGTCGACAGACCACTCGCCACCATCGGCTTCCACCAGCTTCTTGAGCTGCCGAGCGAGCTCCTCGACCGACAGCGGCTGCACTTCGACCCGCGCTTTGCGCGCTGCCGCGATTTGCGGCGTTTCCAGCGTTTGCGGCGGCGGAAGGATCCGCTCCGGAAGATCGCACTGCCCGAGGTGCGAGTGAGCAACGACGCCGCGCCCGCCGTTCATGTGCGCAAACGGAGTGACCTGCTTCGCGCGTAGCGCGTCAGCGTCATCGGCCGTGACGCCTTCGCCGTAGGCCGCCTGCTCGAGCTTGCGCGCGATCGCCTCATCAGCGGTTTGCTTGGCGCGGGAATACTCCTCGCCGATCACGGGCGACGACTCGCAGCGGCCATAAGCGTCGAAGTCCCGCTCCGGCTCGACCTCGACGATCAGCGGCTCGTCGCCCATGCGATCGATTTCGACCCGCAGCAAGCCATTTCGCAGCAGAACCGGCGCTACGCGGACGGTGACATTCCTGCCGAGCAACTCGGCCCACGCCGCGAGCTTGTAGGTTGCCGTCTTGCCGATTTCCGGATGGACGAACGTGATCTGCAGATCGCGCACCTGCCGCGTCGCCTCCTGTCCGCGCAGAAACCACTGGCAGACCTTGCGCTCAGGCATTTCGACGAGTGCGCCCGGGTGCCGAAGAATGGTCTGCCACAGATCGTCGCGCACCATCGGCTCGCCAGACGCCCGCCGCAGGCGGCAGTCCACGTGTTCGATGGCGTTGGCGTTGTAGTCACGGGCCCAGCGCTCTGCTGCCGCGTTGAGTTCTTCCACCGATTCCACCGGCTCGAAGCGCAGACGGCTTTCGAACTGCGTTTCGACCAGGTTGTTTGCCTGCTCGACACCGCCCTTCACCCAGGCATGTCCTGCAGCATGCGTCCTGTGATCGACGCCCAGCGCGTCGAGCAGATGCTTGATCGCGTGCGAGGTGTTGGCGCTGCCCTTGTCCCACAGCAGGATCTTCGGCACCCCGTAGGAAAGCCGGTTTGGCTGCTTGCTCCACGTGTAGAGCAGGAACTCGAACAAGCAGTGCTGAGATTCGCCGGCGGACTCAAAGTAGCGGACATCGAATACGCCACTGGCGTGTTCGTAACGCGTGTAGCGCCAGACCTTCAGCTTCACCTTGGCGATCTTGTCCAGCTTGTTCTTGTAGAACTCCTCAGCGCGCATGCACATTTGCCGCCCGCCGATGTAATAGATCAGGCACAGCGAAGGGTCGATTTCGTGCACGTGATTCGGGTACAGACTGCGCAGCTCGATGTGATTCCGTGCCGCCATCACCGTTGCTGCATCCATCCGCCGCTGGCGCAGCAGCGTGGCCACGCGCGACTTCGATACCGGAACCTCCAGCCCATTTGCCGCTGCAACGTTCATGGCAACGCCGAGCGGCATCGTGTCTTTGCCGTTGGCGCGAAACGCCTCGCGCTTGGCGCCGGCGATGAACGTCAGCGTGGTGTCGTCGATGCGCGTTGTCCCGGCGTCGGCCCGACGCTTACGATTGGTCTTGCGGCCGGCGTGATCTTTCAGCCAGCGATGCACGGTTCCGATATGCGTACCGTGCAGTGCGCAGAATTCGCCAACGATCGCACCTTTCTGCCCGTGCGCAGCTGCGTCAATGCGATCACGCAGCGCGAACAGCTTCTGCAGCATGTCCGGAGTGAGTTCGGCGGCCATGTCCATGACCCTTACTCGCCGACCAACGCGCCAAGCGTCTTTTCGAAGATGTTGCGCACCTTGGCAAGGCATTCGTCGCCGCGTGTGAGCGCATCGACGAGCGCAATGCCCAGGGCTTCGCGGGCCTTTTCGAGGCCGTCTTCTTCCCCCGGCTGCGGATCCAGCAGCATGGCGTCGCGCCGGATGATGTCGAGATCGGCGATCGCCTTTTCCATCGATCGGCGCGCCGCGGCAACCTGATCGAGATAGCCGGTAAAGGCCTCAGGCCAATCGGTCAGCGAAACCACACGCTTATGCAGCGTGCGGTGCATTTCATTGATCTTCGCGTCTTTGTCCGCGATGACGCGCTCGGTCGCATTGGCGTTGGCGCGCGCCTCGCGCAGCTTGGCGCGGAGTTCTTTGACCGACATCGTGGCGATGTCGTCGAGCTTCAGCTCGCCGGTCTGGCCGGTAAGCTCGAGCTCTTCGAGCTGCTCGTCATCGAGGATGAGCATCTCGAAGAGCTTGGTCTGGTTTCCGAGCGCGGCAGTCAAATGTCTCGTTGACGAGACATTTGAGAATTTCACTGCCGACTGCATGAACTTGGCAGCCACCTTACGATCGATCCCGAGGACATCGAGGCGGGAGATGAATTGCCCGTGCTCGCAAGCGGCCTTGAGCACCGCGAGTCCGCGACCGACTTCGATGCAGGCTTCGACGCTGCGGCGCATGCTGCTGCTGATATCGCGCTGGATCAGGTCAGGATCGGTGTAGTCGCCCGGCAGCTGATAACCGATCTGCGCGGCGACGGCGCGCACATGCGCATCGAGCTGCATTTCGAGCACTGCACGCTGATTGCACTCTTCGCGCAGCGCCGGCAATCCGGGGGCATCGGCTTCGGCAATGGCGTGACTGATGGGGGTTGTGATGCTTGGCTTACGGGCCATGACGACTCCTAGATTTTCGTGTTCAGGCGAGCGGAAAGTTCGTCGAGCCGGCCGCGGGCGGCGTCGACAGAGCGCATGATCGACATCGCTTGCAAAGCGAAGCGCGTCGATGGGCGGATGCGACCGGTTTCGGGGATTCGCTCAGCGAAGCCGGCCTCGATCAGCGTGGCAACGTAGCGGGTGATGTTCGGCGGCGACAAGTCAGTCGCCTTTGCCAACTCGCTCGGGCTCAGGCCGTGCGCGAAGTGGCCCATCAACACGTTGAGCACGTCGAGCACCTTGCTGCCGGCGGCCATCGTCTTCGGCTGGCTCATTGCGCCTCTCCCAGCTCGAGCTCGGGTTGGCTGGCCCGCCGAACGTTTTCGCGATGCCAGGCCAGCGCGCCCATTGCATGCAGTAGCGCGGCCATTGCGTCGTCGGCCGTCGCCTCACCTTCGCTGAACTTCAGCAGCGTGCCGATCGCTTCGTGCGTGACGCGCTGCAGACCCTGCACGTCGCACGTCACCAGCGCGCGGCCGCGAGGAATGTCGATGAGCAGGCGACCGCCTTGCGAGCTGAGGTAACGCATGACGCTGCTGCCGCCGGTGGCGTGCTCCCAGGCCGGCAGCGCATGCACTGGCATGCGTACTTCATCGATCCAGTCGTACAACGTTGCCGGCTTGACGTTGTTCATGAGTTCGGCAATGCGCTCGATGCCGCGGCGGTGCTCAATGATGGCCGTGCGCTTGTCCTGCTCGAAGGCTGTTCGGAGTGACGTGGCTGGGGCCACCGAAATACGTCTAGACATTCGGGGAACCTCCTTTCTGGCGATCTAAAAATGGTTGGCGTTTGTTACTATGCAAATCCGTTGCGTGTATCTAAATTGGGAGCGTCGCAACGGAGGGCAAAACCATGAACAGCAGAGACTTCAACGAGCTGGCAGGGCGCATCGATGCGCTGGTGTGGATGACGGGGGCGGTGATCGCGGATCTGGAAGACGCCGCGCTCATCGATGGGGAAAAGTTGACCGAGAACATGAGGGCGAGCGCGCTTGCGAAGTCGCGGGTCAGCTCTGCAGCTGCGTCTGCAGAGATCCTGCAGACATCTGGACGCGTGCTGGGCGAACTGGCCGGGTGGATCGATGACGCGCGGGCCCGCCGGCAATAACAGGGGAAAGCTCGTGCCGACCGTAGGCGTCGAGAGCCTGTTCTGCATGCCGGCGGAAGAGCGTGTGCCCCTCCTGCGTGCCGGCATACCAGGCATCGGATTCCGCCGTCGCGACCGGATAGGGGTTGGTCATGCGCGCGCCATCAACGCGATAGCGCAGTGCGGCGAGCACGCCTGCTTTGTAGGGAACGCTGCGCGGATCGCGCGGGCCCGAAAACGCGGCGTCGAACAGTGTTTTGGCAAGGTCTCCCACGGCCGTTACTCGGCAATACGGGGGATGAACCAGCCGCCATCAGCTGACGATGTGATGGTGAGCGTGCGGTAACGGCGGAAAGGAAGAAGGGAGCGGAGCTTGGTGAGCGAGATGCAGTGCATGGCAGGCCTCACGCGGCAATGCGGCGATCGCTGCGCAGATCGAGCGCGCGAGTGGGGTCGGTGCAGACGACACCGTCTTTCATGCCGAGCTTGACGGCAATGTTGTGCGCCTGGCCGCGCAAGCACTTCTTGCGGCCGCCAAGGACTTCGAAGACTAGGCCGGTCGAGAAGCCATTTGCGACGGCCCAGGCGGAGATGGAAAGACCCTGACGCTTCAGCTCGGCGCGGGCCTCGTCGGCGGTACGTAGATTCATTGATGTCGCTCCCTCAGGGGTGGTTGGCGCTCTTTCGAGTGCCGGTTAGGTTGCTGTCGGTGTTCTGACGGTGTGTGTTGATTATAGGTAACGATTTCGTTACCTGTCAAATAGTTTTAGGGGATAGTTTCGTGTCTATCGGAGACAGGCTAAAAGGCGAGCGCGGTCGACTTGGGCTCAATCAGGCCGACTTTTCCGCGGTGGCCGGGACGACGAAGAAGAGCCAGATTGGCTACGAGAAAGATGTCGTTGCGCCAGATGCTGCTTATCTGGCTGCGATCGCCGCGGCCGGCGCCGACATCCGCTTCATCGTCACCGGGCAACGCAGCGGCGACGGTATAGGGCAGGCCGCCGTGCACCAGGCTGTACTCGACGCTGTCGATCTGCTCTCGCTCGACAAGAAAGTCGACGCGCAGCAACTGGCCCGTGCGGTCGTCAAGCTTTGCCCGCGCGCTGAGCCGCTGCCGTCACCGCTGACCTCTGGACAGACGATCATCCACGGTGATGTTGGTCAGCAGATGAGAGACAACTCCGGTGAGATCACCGTCAACATGGGTAGAAAGAAGTGAGCTCGAGCGGCCGGGGGACGCATATTCACGGCAGCGCCGGCGCTGTGGTGCGCAAGAACAACGGCACGGTAATCGTTGGCTGTCCGGGCGAGGAGCATTGCCCTCGCATGCTTGATGAGGCTGCCCGGCAAAAACGCTTCGAGCAGAACACGGGCATTAGCTGCGGCTGGCCGGAGCGCGAAGCTCTTGACTACCTACTTGCCCGCGAGGGGTTTGCCGTGAAGGATCTGGCGCTGGCGCGCAAGATGAGCTCGTTGCGCCTGAATGTCGAACAGCAGCGCCTCGAGGCGCTGCCGTCTCGACTGGAGCTCTGGTACGGGAGGTCGTTGGTGATGTTGGCGACCGGGTCGATTGCTCTTTTCACCTTCGCCGCCGTTCTTTCGCGGGATCTGCCGTTGCTTACCGTGCTGCAGATCGCGCTGGCCTTGAGCGCTTTTTCCTTCATGGCGTACGTAGCGCAGCGCTTCATCGTGCAGCCAGTCAGAATCGCCGAGCGGGTCAAGCCGGCGCTGGAGCGTTATTACTCGGAGTTTCAACAACAGTAGTCAATCGGGGAGAAACCATGGAATTCGCGGAACGAATGAAGTCGCACATAGCACACGTGAGAAACGTATCCGAGCACTGCGACTCTGAAGAGACAACAAAGCAGGCACTGATTCTTCCGGTGCTTGATGCCCTCGGGTTTTCCCCTTTTGACCCGCTCAAGGTCCGCGCCGAGTTCGCTGCCGACTTCCCCGGGGTGAAGTTCAACGAGCGCGTTGACTACTCGCTGTTCTGCAACGGCGTACCGGTGATGTTCATCGAGGCCAAGAGCGTCAAGGAAAACCTGACCAATCACGCTCCGCAGCTGTCGCGCTATTTCAACTCGGTACCGGAGGTGACGATCGCCGCGATTACCAACGGTCGGGAGTGGCGCTTCTTTACTGACCTGGTGGCCAAGAACGTGATGGACAAGGAGCCGTTCCTGGTTGTCGATTTCTCCCGTATCTCAAACGGAGATATCGAGCAGCTGGCGCGTTTCCGGCATGACCAGTTCCAGCCGGACGCGCTGCGAACCCTCGCTGAAGAAAGCGTCTATCTTGCTGCGTTCAAGGACGTCATCAAGAAAAGCGTGCTCGATTGTTCCGATGACTTCGTGCGCTTCGTGGCCAACCATTCGAGCATCCAGCGCACGCTGACCGTGCGCTTTGTCGAGGCGATTACTCCGATCGTGAAGCAGGCCGTCGCGCAGTCGATGTCGGAACGCGTTGCACATAGCTTTGCCGAGCCGGTGACGCCAGCGGCTCCTGACCAGCCAGCCGCCGCGAGCAGCGTGGAAGTGTCTGCAACCGACGACTACGTCGACCCGCACAATCCGCGGATCGTGACAACGGAAGCGGAGCGGCGGATCTTCGCGATCGTGTCCGATATCGTCGGCGACGCGGCGGAACTGGTCGGTAAGGACACCGAGACTTATTACTCTGTGCTCTACCAGGGCAAGGTCAATCGCTGGCTCTTGCGTTACTTCGGTGCGCGAAAGAATCCTGGCGTGCAGTTTTGTGTCCCTCTGACTGATGTGCGCTTGAAGGAAGTGGCCCGAGCCGGATTGCAGGTTGGTCCGGGAGACGCAATTTTGCTGGCCTCGCCGGAACATTTGTCGCGGATACCGGGAATCGTGTTCGACGCGCTCGAGCACGCACGAAACGACGCGAATTTCAAACGCGCCGGAGGCGACCATCAAGGCGCCTGAGTAACCGCTGGACAGGCGGATGTGACGTGCGGGCGGCGTTGCTTCCGCCTGCGCGTTTATAAATGCCTTCATCGGGCAATTGAAGGCTGGTGAAAAGCTCGCCGGCCGGGGTGTTTCGTCAGCGCTGTCGCTGCGAACCTAAAACCCTTTAATCGATCGGCCTGCGCGCGCGCGCGAAACTGCGCGCATGTCACGCCAGATCAACCTCATCGTCATCCACTGCGCGGCCACGCCCAACGGCGACAGCCTGTTCCGGGGCTCGCCAGGCACGCCGAGTCAGCGCACGCCCGTGCAGGCCATCGACGCCATGCATCAGGCGCGCGGCTTCCGGCGCTCCCCGAAAGTGCGCCAGGCTTGGAATCCTGATCTGGTCGCCATCGGCTACCACTTCTTGATCTACACCAACGGCGCCGTCGTCACCGGCCGCGCCCCGGCCGAGATCGGCGCGCACGTCGCTGGCTTTAACGCCAAGAGCCTCGGCATCTGCCTGATCGGCACCGACCGCTTCACGGCCCTGCAGTGGGATGCGCTGCGCGTCCTCGTCGCCGGGCTGCAAAAGACCTACCCGGAGGCCGGCGTCGTCGGCCACCGAGATCTGTCGCCTGACACCGACGGCGACGGCAAGGTCGAGCCGCACGAGTGGCTGAAGATCTGCCCCGGCTTTTCGGTGGCCGATTGGCTCGCCGGCGGCATGGCGCCGCTGTCAGACCACCTGTGGGAGCCGGCATGACGCCCATCCAGATAGTCAATCACTACGGCGTCATCCGTCGGCTGGTGCTCGCCGTCGCCATCTGCATGACGTGGGAGGTGTCCCGCTGGTCGATGGCCTACGCCACCGGCAACGCCGCCCGGCCGGGGCTGGAGACGGCCGCCGTGTTGGCCGCCGTGCAGGCGCCGATCACGCTTTTTGCGGGGTCGGTATTCCGCGCCTACCTCGCCAGCCGGAGCGCCGCATGATCAGCCTACCCAACACCGCCACCGTCGGCATCGTTGCCGCTGCCATTGCCGGGCTGGTCGGCGCCGCCGCCGGCTACCGCTACGCCGACGCCCAAGGCATCGCCGCGCTGGAGCGCGTGCAGCGTGCCGAAGCCAACAAGCGCGCGGCGGTCGTTGAGGCCGCCGCTACCCGACTCATCGCCGCCAACCGGCAGGCCGACGAGCTTACCGAACGCGTCGCCGCTGCCGACGCTGCCCGCGACACCGCTGCCCAGGAGAGAGATCGTGCGCTCAAGTCGCTTACCACTGGCCGTGCTTGTCTCGACGGCAATGTTGTCCGCCTGCTTAACCAACCAACCGGCGCTCGTGTCGGGCAGCTGCCCGCTGCCGCCGATGAGCCTGCTGACGGCGCTGCCGGCGCTGCCACCGATACCGACGTCGCAGGCTGGATCGGCGACGCGCGCGACGCCTACGACGCCTGCCGCGGGCGCATCGACGCCCTTCGCGAGTGGCGAAACACGCAAGCCGGAGTGATCGATGAGCGTTAAGTGGATCTGGGCGGCGCCGGCCGCGATCACCCTCGGCATGCTCCTGCGCGCCTGTTTGCGCTGGAGCGATGGCGGCATGGTCGGGGCCATCGGCGCCTCGCTGGCGCTGGCCGACGCGCTCATCGTCACCGCAGCGGCGTGGAGCATCGCCGGCGCCATCTACCTGCTCCGACGCAAGTGATGGCCAGCAACTGCCTGCTCTACGCGCTGCGCCTGTGGCGCTACGGCACGCGCGATCACCTGGTGATCCGTCGGTCGCACTGGGGGTGGTTCCCGCACTTCGCCGTGTTCTTCGAGTTGCAGGACGGCTCGATCGTGAAAAAAGAGTACGTCCCGGATGCGCCCCGACCGCGCTGGATTCCGCCGCTGCTGTTCAAGGGGCGAGAAATTACAACCACCTATCTCAAACAGGAGACCCACGCATGAAATCGCTCTTCCGCTCAACGCTCACCGCCGCACTGTTGCTGGGCTCCGCCCTGGCGAACGCCGGCGCGATCACCGACGTCGGCGAAAACAAGATCGTCGATGCGCTGTTTCGCGGTCAGGCGCTCGCCGCGCCGGCCACCTGGTATGTCGGCGCCGGCACCGACGTCTGTGCCGATGCCGGCAACGGTGCCGAGCCCTCGGGTAACGGTTATGCGCGCGTGGCGGTGTCGGCGAGCCTCGCCGCTTGGGCAGGCACGCAGGGCGCCGGCACGGCGGTTGCCAGCTCGGGCATCTCCGGTCTGACAAGCAACAACGCGACGATCACCTTCCCGGTGTCGACCGGCGCCTGGGGCACCATCCAGTCCGTGCGCTGGTACGACGCATCGACGGGCGGCAATGCCTGGGTGTGCGCCAATCTCGGTCAGCCGTTCCAGGTGGATCGTGCCGGCGTGACTGTTTACTTTTCCGCCGGCCAGCTCACCGTGCGGGTCGACGACTGATCATGAGCCTGCGCGACGCTCTGCTGGCGCTGCCGCAGTCGCTGCTGCTCGCCCGTAACGATGCTGCGCTGGCGGCGATGTTGTCGGTCGACCGCACGCGGCGAGGCCCGCGACTGATCGGCATCGGCACCATCCTCGACACGCTCGGACCCGAGCCGGGCGCGGCGCTGCTCGACGCGCTGTATGCACTGCGTGACACGGTGCCGGCCATCAAGTGGGCGTGGGTGCTGATCGACCGCGGCGAGCTTGATGTGTCGCTCGACAGCGTGCGCGGGCAGATCGATGCGCTTGTCTCACAGGGCGTGATGACCGCCGCACAGGCCGGGGCGATCAACTCGCTGGCCGAGGTGGCCGATCCCGTCTCCGTATCGGACGTGAGCGCGATTCTTAACGCCGAGGGCTACTGACATGGCGACTCCCGTCGCACAAATCCACATCGGCGCGCTCGTCGAGCGCATCATCGCCACGCAAATCGCCAGCGGTGCTTATGCCGCTCAGGCCGACTGCCTCACCGTCGACAACAGCGACGGGCTGGCCTTGCTCGCGGACTTTGAGCTGACGCATCCGACCACGGGCGCCGCGCCGGTCGCCGGATCGATCCAGATCGTCGCGGTTGATTGGTCGCTTGATGGCGCCACTCAGCCGCCGGCGCCTTTCGCCGGATTGCTCGGCACGCCGGTCGGCGCACTTGCGCCGTCGTTTGGCTCGACCAACACCGTCAAGCCGCCTGTCTTTTCGCGCCCCCGAGTTCCGCTCCGCAAGGGTAAGACCGACTACTACCTGTTCAACGCTGGCACTGGCCAGCCGATCCTCGCTGGCGCCGTGTTCCGTGCCCGCAAGTGGTCGCCGGGTGCGCCGTAGGGGCTGACGTGGGCGCTCCGATTGACTTGACGCCGTATCTCTGGCCCGAGATTGAGGATGGTCGGCCGCTGTCGACCATCCCTGAGATCGCGTGGGACGATCCGATTACCGATGGTCTGATCCTCGCCGCGCCGCTGGGCGTGATGGGTGATGCGTTACGCAATATTGTCGACGGCAAGCCCCCAGCATATCTCGGCGTCGGTGGCGCCGGAATGACGGATTACGGCATCGCGCGCAAGTGGGCGCGAGTTACCGACGGCAGCACGCGCATCGTGTTTGACGTGCCCCCGATTGCTGGCGACAACGCCGGCGCCGTGATTTGCAGCGCTGGCTCGACCACGACTGCCGGCCGCGTGCTTGCGGGCGCATGGGGGCTCGGCAGCGGGAACAATCCGGCGCACTACCTGGGCATCGAGTCTGGAGGGCAAGTCGCAGCCATCTCGACCAACAATGGCAGCTGGCAGGTGGCCGGCGGCGACAACATTGCCGTTTACGGCTACGACGTCCGTCATGTGGTCGCCGGCAACTTTTCGCCAGCGTCTCGAGAGCTGTTTGTCGACGGTGTATCCGCTGCCGTCAATGGGGCGGCCGTATCCATGTCCAGCCCCGACAAGATCATGATCGGCAGTTATTGGTATGGCCCCGGCAACAGTTGGGATAGCGGCTGGGATGGTTACGCCGGACTGGCCCTGTGGTGGGCGCGCAAGCTGTCGCCGGCCGAGCACGAGCGAATCAAGGCCACGGCGGGCAATTGCGTGCTGCGCGCGCCGGCGCGGATTTTTGCCTTTGTAGGCGCCGACCTTGGCGCCTCGCTCTCCGCCGCGGCCGCAGCCTCCGCTAGCGCCACCGCCACGCCGTCCGCGCAGATCGCGCTCGCCGGAATCGCCGTCTCCAGCGCCAGCGCCGGCGCTACCCCGTCGGTCTCGATCCCGCTCTCCGCCGCCGCGCTCGCGGTCTCCAGCGCCGGGGCGGCTTCGTCGGCGCGCGTCTCGATCGGCGCCGTCGCCCTGGTGCAGGCAGCGGCGTCGGCCGGCGTGTCGTCGTCGGTGCTGATGGCGGCCAGCGCTGCCGCGCAGGCGTCGGGCAATGCGGATCTCGCTGCTCGGATCGCGCTCGCCGCCAACGCGCTGGCCAGCGCCACCGCTACCGCTGCGCCGCAGGCGCTGGAGGCCGGCGGCATGGCTGCTGTGGCCGAGGCGCATGCGTCCGCTGGCGCGCTGCTTTCGGTATCGGTTGCGCTCGCCGCTGGCGCCAGCGCACATGCCGACGCCTGGGCGAGCACCTCGCTGCGGGTGGCCATCACCGCCGCCGGCTTTGCCCAGGCAGTGGCCGAGGGCCAGCTGCGCATCGAAGTGCCGCTCACCGCCGCAGCCGAGGCGCACGCCAGCGCCGGCGCCGTGCTGTCGGTGCGCACGCCAGACGCCGCCGGGCACGCATACCGCCTCACCGCGGCTGTCGCTCACGCAACGCGCACCAGATCTGTTGCCTCTCGCGCAACGATTTGCGCGCTGGCCACCAGCCGCGCCACGCGCCTCAACACTGGAGTGAGCCGTGTCTGACTTTCTGCCGGGCGAGGTCGCCCGCCTTTCGCTCACCGTCACCAACGCCGCCGGCGCGGCGGTTGATCCGGGCGCCGTGGTGCTCAAGGTCAAGCCGCCGGCCGGCGCGGTGACGGATTACGCCTACGGCGTGGCGCCCGAGATATCGCGCACCGGCGCCGGCGAGTACTTCGCCGAGATCCTGCTCACCGCCGCCGGCAGATGGGCCTATCGCTGGGAGCTCGCGGCGCCAAACGCCGGCGCGGCCGAGGGCTCGATAGTCGTCGCGAAGTCTGCAGTGCTCGGTTGATTGATGGTTTTACTTAACGCAAGGCAGGGTGACGCATGACAGATATTTGCGATCAGGTTCCTGAGCGCGATGTGGGTGACTGGATCGACGCAGCGGTGCGGTGCGAAGAAGATTTTCTCGCCGGCGCCCGCGAGGCTCAGCAACGTGCGGACCAGACGCAGGGCAAGACGGTCGCGGACTCGGCGGAAAACTGTTCGTCTTGCGGTGCGGCCATTCCGCAGGCACGCCGGGAAGCTGTTCCCGGCGTCGATCTCTGCGTGGCATGCAGAACGCGGGTTGAGCTTTACAACAAGCAAAGGGGCATCCGGTGAGCATAACGGTCGATTTCTGGCAGCTAGTGACCCTGTTATTGGCGTTCTTCGGGTTCGTGGCTGGCGCCGCCAAGCTGTTCTTCGACCAGGTCGAGAAACGCATGGGGGAGCGCTTTGAAACGGTCACGCGCGCACTCGGTTCCCACATGGCCGAGGAGCGCGTCAATGCCGCTGCAGTGGTCGAGCTGGAAAGGTCTTTCCTCAAATGGCAGGCCGACATGCCGCTGCAGTACGTCCGCCGGGAAGACTACGTACGGGGACAGTCGGTGATCGAGGCGAAGCTCGACAAGCTCTACAGCAAGTTGGAAATCGTGCAAATCAAGGGAGCGGGACATGGTTGATCTGGTGAAGGTGCGGCGCGAAGACATCCGCTGGCAGGTGTTGCTGACGCTGAACAATGCGCGCCCGATCGGCGCTTATGAAGAGCTCGTACTCAGCGTGATCCGCGCGACCTACCCCGACGCGACGCCGCTCGAGCTGCGGCGGGAGCTCGACTATCTGGCTGATCGCAAACTTGTCGATCTGCGGAAAGAGCCCAGCGGTCGCTGGTTTTCCGATCTCACGCGCTACGGCACCGACATCGCCGAATACACGATCGACTGCGATCCCGGTATTGCGCGGCCGGCGAAGTACTGGGCTTGATCATGGCTCGGCGATCGAAGATATCCGAGCTGCCGGCGGATCTTCGCCAGGCGCTGGACAAGCTGCTCGCTGACCAGGCGTTTGGCGACTACGAGGGGGTTGCCGCCTACATCAACGAGCAGCTCGCGGCGCGCGGCATGGCGCTGACGCTTTCGCGTACAGGTGTGCATCGCTACGGCCAGCAGCTCGAGCGCCGGATGGAGCAAGTGCGCGCGGCAACCGAGGCCGCGCGCCAGATTGCGAGCTGCTCCGAGGACTCGGCCGACGACCGCTCGGCGGCAGTCATTGCGATGATTCAGTCGCAGGCCTTCGACGTGATGATGAATCTCGAAGATGCAGAAAAGGAAGAAGACCGCGAGGCACGGCTCGTCTTGATGACGAAAGCCGCGCGCGCAATGTCGCAGCTGGTGCGGGCGTCAATCGTGAATAAGAAGTATGCCCGGGACGAGTCGGCCCGCCTGCAGGCGATGGAGGCTGACGCTCGCTCCGGAAAACGCTCTCTCGACGCCGAAACGCTGCGCATCGTGCGCGAAGAAATCTACGGGATCGTCTGATGCCGGCGATATCGCTCTACCGATATCAAAAGCGCTGGCTGGCTGACCGCTCGCGCTTCAAGATCGGTATGTTTGCCCGCCAGACCGGCAAGACGTTCACGACGACGCTGGAGCTGGTCGATGACTGCTACGAGGTCGAGGCTGCCGGCGGCCGCACGCGCTGGGTGATCCTCTCGCGCGGCGAGCGCCAGGCCAAGGAGGCGATTGAAGAAGGCGTCAAGAAGCACTGCAAGGCGTATTCGCTCGGCGTGCAGACGATCGAGGGCGAGTTCCGCAGCGAGTCGGGTGAGCGTTACAGCATGCTCGACGTGGTGCTGCCCGGCGGGTCGCGGATCACGGCGTTACCGGCGAACCCGGACACGGCGCGCGGCTTCTCGGCGAACGTCTTTCTCGACGAGTTCGCCTTTCATGCCGACAGCCGCAAGATCTGGACGGCGCTGTTTCCGGTGATCTCCAACGGCTGGAAGCTGCGCGTCACGTCGACGCCGAACGGCAAGGGAAACAAGTTCTACGAGCTGATGACGGACGCCAAGCTTGCCGAGGTGTGGTCTCGCCACCAGGTCGATATCTATCAGGCCGTCGCCGATGGGTTGCCACGCAACATCGACGAAATGAAGCTTGCGCTCAACGATGACGATGCCTGGTCGCAGGAATTCGAGCTCAAGTGGCTTGACGAGGCGTCGGCCTGGCTGTCGTGGGATCTGATCGATGGCGTCGAGCACGATGGCGCCGGGCGGCCAGAGGCTTATACCGGCGGGCCGTGTTACGTCGGTGTCGATATCGCCGCGCGTAACGACCTCTTTGTCATTTGGGTGATCGAGCTGGTTGGCGATGTCTACTGGACTCGGGAGGTTATTGTCCGTCGGCGCATCAAGTTTGCCGAGCAGGACGCGCTACTCGATGACGTGTTCGCCCGCTACTGCGTGTTGCGCTGCTGCATGGACCAGACGGGCATGGGGGAAAAGCCCGTCGAGGATGCAAAGGCTCGGCACGGATCGATGCGCGTCGAAGGCGTGCTGTTTACTGCCCCCGCAAAACTCTCGATGGCCACCCGCGGCAAGGAGTCGTTCGAAGACCGCAAGATCCGCATCCCGCTCGGCGATCGCGAGATGCGCTCCGACCTTCACAAGCTGCAGAAGATCAGCGGGCCAACCGGCGCGCCACGCTTTGTTGCCGACTCCGACGCCGCCGGCCACGCTGACCGCGCCTGGGCGTGCTTTCTGGCGCTTACCGCGGCGGATGTTGCAACGCCTCCGCCGGCCGGAGATACGGTCGAGGCTGATGAAGACACTTATCGGTCGGAGCGCGCTGCGCGTAGCAAGTCCTCGCGGCGGCGGTGATGCGTCCTGCGCGCCATCGGCGGGCGCCAGCTGCGCCGGATGCCCACGCCGTTCGGTGGTCGATGGCTGTAAATGTTTATAAATCGTTCTGAGTAGCATCCGGAGGCAAGGCAGATGGGTCTGATACAGGGGTTGATCGATATCTTGAGGCGGTCACGGTCGAGCGAGGGTGCAAGCGACGAAAAAACCGTCGCCCTGCGCGAGGCCGCCGGCGCGACGATCGATGACGAGGAAGATGGCTGGCGCCGCCTGTCCGGTGACGCGCAGCGCGATTTGTCGCCACTCAGCCAGGCTCGCATGCAGGAAACGGCCGTTTATCTGTGGGACGGCAATCTGCTCGCCAATCGCATCGTCGAATTGCCGCTGGCGTATCTACTTGCAGGAGGCGTGAAATTGCGCAGCGAGGATTCAGGGCTGCAACCGGCTATCGATCGCTTTTGGTCTGATCCGATCAACAGCATGGACCTGAAGCTGCCCAAGAAGGTGCGCGAGTTGGCTCTGTATGGCGAGCAGTGCTGGCCAGCTTTCGTCAATGAGGTGGATGGGCATGTGCGGCTCGGGTATCTCGACCCGTCGCTGATTGCCACTGTCGTCGTCGATCCGGACAACCCCGAACAGGCGATCGGCATCGTCACCGTCAAGGACAAGCGCGGCGCCGCTCGCCGCTACCGTGTGATTGTGAACGGCCCGGAGGATGTCTTTACCGAGCGCACACGCGAGATACGCGCCTCATTCACCGACGGCGACTGCTTCTTCTTCACGGTGAACGATCTGTCAAACGGTCGGCGGGGCCGCTCTGATCTGCGCGCGCCGGCGGACTGGGTCGATGCATACGATCAGTTTTTGTTCGGAGAGCTCGACCGGGCAAACTTCCTGCGGGCATTCGTGTGGGACGTCGAGCTCACTGGCGCGGACGCCGACAAGGTAAAGCAGCGCTCGAAAGAGATACAGGCGCCACGGCCCGGCAGCGTGCGCGTGCACAACGAGTCGGAAAAATGGAGTGCGGTTTCGCCAAACCTGCAGGCGGCAGACTCGGGTGAGGCCGCCCGGCTTTTCCGTAACCACGCACTTGGCGGCGCCACGATCCCCGAACACTGGTTTGGCGGTGGCGGTGACGTCAACCGAGCAACAGGCGAGTCGATGGGCGAGCCGACATTCAAGATATTTTCGATGCGCCAGCGGACGCTGAAACACATTCTTGAATGCGTCGGTCGTTACGTCATCCGGCAGAAGATCATCGCGGAAACTGCTGCGGAGCCGGAGTGGGACGATCCAAGACTCAAAGTCGAGGCGGTCTTCCCGGAAATGACGGCGCGAGACACGACGAAGTACGCGGCGGCGCTGCAGCAGGCGGTCGTCGCGGTGGCGCTGGCGGTAGACAAGAAGCTGCTCACGCTGGATAAGGCGCTGGCGTTGATCGCGGCGATCGCCGGGCGGCTCGGTGTCGACATTGATCCGGCGAGAGAACTGGCGGCAGTCGCTGAGAAGGCTGCGGAGAGCGATGCTGGTGATGTTTACACAACGGCATCGCGCGCCTAGTCGCTGATGAGCAGCGCTGACAAAGCCGCCGGCAAGGCGGTGCACGATGTGCTCGAGCTACGGACTCGTCTGATCAACGACACCGCCGGTGAGATCCGGACGCTCCTGCAGACGGCATCTGTTGAGATTGCCAAGGTGCTGCAATCTCAACCCGGGGATTATGCGCGCTGGTATTTGCCGGCGCTCCAAGCGGAAATTGACAGGGTGTTACGTGTTACGGCCGCTACCGCTGCGGGCGCCGTCGAGAGTGGGTTGTCAGAGTCGATCAGTGCTGGCCGGGATATGATCGATCGACCGATTGCCGCTGGGTTGCCGAATCTGGCGGCGGCGCTGCCGATCATCAGCGTTCCCCAGCTCGAGGCGATGCGGGCGTTCGCGACGTCCAAGATATCGGGCATCACGATTGCCGCCGCCGACGCGATCAACACGCAGCTCGGCCTGGTGATGATCGGCGGGCAGTCGCCATACGAGGCAGTGGTGGCGATTACCGATCTGCTGCAGGAAGAGACGACTCAGCGTGGGGTGATGATCGTGCGTACTCAGCTCGCGCAGGCTTACTCGACTGCCGGTCAGTCGCGCATGGACCAGACGCTGGAGTACGTCCCGGACTTGCAAAAGAGGTGGCTGGCGTCGAGGAAGGCGAATCCGCGCCAAAATCATCAGCTGATCGCTCATCAGTTGCGTCCTGCAGGGATGCCGTTTGACGTGCCGACGAAGAACGGCACGATCAAGATGATGTGCCCACACGATCCGACCGCGCCGGCTGGCGAGATCATCAACTGCGGCTGCTGCGCCGTGCCGGTTGTTCCCGGATGGGAATCTCGGCTGCCGAAGTATGCGGATTGATGGCTCGGCCGCGAAAACCTAAAACTCTTTAATCGCTCGCATCGCGCGCGCGCGGCAGTCTGGCACCTGTTCAACACCAACAGGAGTCCAGGATGGCAACCGCACTTACCGCCGCCGATGCGGCAAAGCTGGTCAAGCGTCGTGTCCCCGTAGTCAAGGAGGGGAAACCCACGGCCGAACTGACCGACAAGGCAGTGAGCGCCAAAGAGGTGCTCGATTTCCGCGTCGATGAGCAACAAGGCATCGTCGTGGTCGTCACGACCGACGGGCAGAAGCTGCAGGGCGATCTGCAGGCCAAGCCGCAGGCGGACAAGTAAGCCATGCGCGTGATTCCCGCGAACGGTATTCGGGGCCAAGTCGCCCTGCGCGAAGCGGCGGAAGTGGTCAGCGAGTGGCGTCAGATCATGGAGCTGGTGCGTGACGCGATTCGCAGGACTTTTGCGTCGCAAGTGCCAAGCGGTGAAGCGCCGTGGGTCGGTCTCGAAGCGATGTACCCCGACCGCGCGGTTATCGAAATCGACGGCAAGTACTGGGCCTACCCCTACACGCTCGACGGCAACACGGTAACGCTTGGCGTGCCGGTTCAGGTGCTGGAAACCTACGTGCCGATCAAGGAGGCTGAGCCCGGCTTCGCCGCCGGCGCATTCATCGAGGCGATCAGTGGCGACAACGCGGCCGCCTCGGGCAAGTGGCTGATCCGCGTGATCCGCGCCGGTCTCTCTGCCAACGATGTCTTCTATCCGGATGCGGTGCTGCGTGAAGCCGTCCCCTTGTTCAATGGAGCCCGCGTCTTCATGAAGAGCGATGCGGAGCACATCAAGGGCGCCGGCAAGGATGTGCGCAATCTCATCGGCGGACTGGCGCAGGCCGAATTCGTCGAGGGTGCCGGGGCTGACCAAGGCGAGATCCGGGCGGTCTTCACGCTGATCGAGGCAGAAGGGGCTGAGGCTGTGAAGCTGCGGGAGGCCTACGACCGCGGCCTTGCCGGCCTGTTCGGGTTTTCGATCGACGCGTCCGGCGCGGCGAAAGCGGACATGCGCGAAGGCAAGAAGGTCCGCGTTGCGCGCTCAATCACGCAAGTGCAGTCAGTTGATCTGATCGTCGAGCCCGGGGCGGGCGGCGAGCTGATTCGTTTGGTCGAGGCCGCCCCGGCTACCCCCCACGAGGAGAATGAAATGGGTTTGCGTCAGAAGATGATCGAAGCGATCGCGGCCAAGCGGCCGGGATATACGGGCGAAGGCGTCAGCGACGAGCAGCTTGAAACCGATTACCGGGAGGCCGTCGCCGGAACCCAGTTTCGCAGCGGTCAGGAGGTATCGGGGAAGGATGCTCTGGCCGCTGTGCGTCTGGTTGAAGCGCGTTTCGAAGCTCGCGTCATGATCGGCGGCTCTACGCTGCCGCAGGTGGCCAAGGACAAGCTGCTGTCTCGCTTTGCTGAGGCCAAGGATGTTTTCGCTGTTGTCGATGTGCAGAAGGCGATCGACGACGAGCGCGCTTATCTGGCGAAGTTCACCGAATCCGGCCGAGTCGTTATTCCGGGGCTGGACATCGAGGTCGAGGACCGTTCGGTGAAGATGGCGAGCATGCTCGACGCTTTCTTCGACCCGACGCACAAGGACCATGAACAGACGCAGAGCTTCCGCGAGTGCTACGGCCAGCTGACCGGCGACTTCCGTGTGACGGGCCGCATCGAAGACTGCGACCGCACGCGGATGGCCGAATCTTTTGGCGCCGTCTTTCGCGAGTCGGTTGACACGGCTGGCTTTGCCAATGTGCTCGGCAACTCGTTGCGCCGCGCGATGCTGTCGAATTACCGAGCCGCTGTCGACTTCCAGGCGTGGAAGCAGATCGTCAATATCGTGCCGATCAACGATTTCCGCTCGAACGAGCGTGTGCGCTACGGCGGGTACGGTGATTTGCCGGCGGTCGCGGAAAAAGGCGCGTACACGGCGCTGACGACGCCGACCGACGAGAAGGCGTCCTATGCGGTGACCAAGCGTGGCGGCACTGAAGCGGTCTCACTCGAAGCGATCCGCAACGACGACGTCGGCGCGATTCGCCAGGTGCCGATCCGCATGGGGCGGTCGGCAGCGAGGACGCTCGCGAAGTTCGTCTTCGACTTCCTGCGTACCAATCCGACGATCTACGACACGCTGACGCTTTTCCATGCGACGCACGGGAACCTCTTCACCGCCGCGCTCGATGCCACGACGTTCAATGCGCATCGTCTGGCGATGATGAAGCAGACCGAGATCGGGTCGCTCGACCGCCTTGGCATCGCACCGTCGTTCCTGGTCGTGCCGGTCGAGCTGCAGGACGCGGCTGTCAATCTGTTCAACCGCTCGACGAACCTGGACAAGACGTTCATCCAGTCGCTGGCGCCGACGATCATTCCGGTCTGGTACTGGACCGATGCCAACGACTGGTGCACCGCCGCCAACCCGCTCGACATTCCGGGTATCGAGATCGGCTTCCTCGACGGCAAACAGGAGCCGGACATGTTCGTCCAGGACATGCCGACGGTGGGCAGCCTGTTCAGCAACGATCAGGTCACCTACAAGCTCCGCCATGTCTATGGCGGCAATGTGACCGACTTCCGCGGGTTCACGAAGGCCGTCGTGCCGTAATTCCCTGGCCCCCCGGAATCGGGGGCATTTGCGCGGCAGCTGCCCGGCCGGAGATTGCTCCGGCCGGGCTAGGACCATAAAGATCATGGCAATTTTCGACCTCCAATCTCTCATCGACGACCTGGTACCCGATACCTCGGGGCGCATCACGCCCGCCAAGGTTGATCGCGCGCTGGCGTCGGCGGTGGTCCGTTATGGCAAGGACCGGCCGCGCGTGTTGGTGGAGGATGTCGTTTGCGCTGGCGGAAACGATGTTCCGCTTCCGACGGGATGGGTGTCCGGTGCGTCGCGTCTGCTTGAGCTCGAGACGCCGATCGGACAAATGCCTCCGGTACTCATCAGCCAGGAAGACTGGCTGGTGCTGCCGGTGCCGGCCGGCGACGGCATTCGCGTTCGCGACAGCCTCGCTGCCGGTACTGGCGTGCGAGTCCGGTTCTATGCGCCGCATGTGTTATCCGATGCGGTCGACACTATCCCGGCGCTGGATCGCGAGGCGGTGGCGCACTGGGCTGGCGCTCTGCTGGCTGATCAGCTCGCCGCGGCGTATGCGGCTAACTCTGAGGCGACGATACAAGCTGATCGCGTTGACCAGACAAGCCCTTCGCGCACCTGGCGCAAGCAGGCTGATGTGTATCGCCAGCGCTATTTCGATCTGCTGGGCATCGACCCGAAACTGACCGAGCCGGCCGGGGAAGTTGTGAATCTCGACCAAGCGGACAGCCGCGGCCGACCCCGGCTGACACATTGGCGGAATCGCTGACTATGGTCGAGCCCGTTACGTTGGCTGGCTTCGCCGAGGTTGAGGCGTTGTGGGCAAAAGCACCTGAGATTGCACGTGAGGAGTTTCGCGCGCTGATCTTCAAGGGCGTCAACGCGATGGAAGAGGACGCCAAAAATCTTGTCCCGACAAATCACGGCTCATTACGAGCCTCGATCTACCACGAGGTTCGAGAGTTCGCGGTGGGGCTTGGTGTCGAGGGGGTCACCGGCACGGCGTCGAACTATGCAATCCCGGTCGAGTTGGGCTCGAAGCCGCACACGCCGCCGATTGCGCCTCTGATCGATTGGGCGCAGCAGAAATTCGGGCTCGAAGAGAAGGAAGCTGAAGGGGTTGCCTTCGCGGTGGCTTATCGGATTGCCCAACGGGGCACGCTTGGTGTCGGCATGTTTCACCGTGCTTTTGCAGCTAACCGCGGGGCTCTGGAGGCCGGTTCACGTGTGGCGGCGAAGCGCATCGTGGCACGCATGACAGCGATCTCGGGAAAGCCGTCATGAGTTACCTCGGGGAGGTTCGCGAGGCGATTGCCGTACTGCTGCGCGGCATTCCCGACATCGGTCGGGTGCATGACTACGAGCGCTACGCGAAGTCTCTCGATGAGCTGAAAAGCCTTTATGTGGCGGAAATATCCGGAGCGCCTCAGCTCCGCGGGTGGTTTGTACGGCGGACTGGCGCGACTGAATCAGAACCTTTCGTTGGTCGTCGCGACGTGCGGCACGCCTGGGAGATCCGGGGCTATATGGCGCTTGCAGATGCGATGGCGAGCGAAAAGGCTTTCGACGAGTTGATCGAGGAGGTACGCGATGGATTTCGTGCAGATAACACCCTGGGCGGCGTGGTGACGAGCGTTGCGCCGGATGGAGAACAGATTGCCTTGGTTGAGTCCGGCCCCGTGCTTTTTGCGGGTGTGCTTTGTCATGGCGGACGGTTGCGCTTCACGACTCAGTCGGTATTTGAGTAGCTGATGAAAGATCAAAAGGAGGAGTTCATGGGAAAGACCACCGCTTCGGCGGGCAACACGACGGCGCCGCTGCCGAAAAGTCTGGTGCAAGGCGCGGACGAGGCTCTTGCACACGCGGGCGACGAATACTGGGGCCAGGGCGGCCGGTATGTCGTTGTTGACGGTAAACGTTTACCGGCCCCGATTGATGAGGTAACGGAGGAGAACGGCAATGGCTAACGTGTTGGCAAGCCCGCGCAGCTGGGCCAAGAAGGCAATCATCCTCAAGGCAGAAACAGTCGTGGGGACCGACGCAGCTCCGACAGGAGTTGCGAACTGGATCGAGGCGCGCAATATCAGCTTGACGCCTCTCGACGCTGAGCGCGCCGACCGGAACATTCAACTGCCTTACCTGGGCAACTCGGGCAGCATCCTTGTGGGCACCTGGTGCAAGGCGGTGTTCGAAGTTGCGCTTGTGGGCCCTGGTGCCGCTGGCTCGGCTCCGAAGATTTCCCCGGTGCTGCTCGGCGCCGGCTTCGCGGAGACGATCACGGCCGGCACCTCGGCGGTGTACAACCTGATCTCTTCCGGCTTCGGCGCCTTTACGGCGTACATCAATGTCGATGGCGTGCGGCACAAGATGGTTGGTGCGCGCGCGAACGTGGCGATATCGATCGCGGCCAAGGGCATCCCGTTACTGAAGGTGTCGTGCGACTCCGCATATTTGGCGCCGGATACGTTGGCAATGCCGGTAATTGATCGGTCGGGCTGGCCGGTTGAAGAAGCGGTGAATGCGACCGCGACGCTGCCGGTAACGATCAACGGCGTGCCACTGGCGTTCTCGTCGCTTGATCTTGATATCGGCAATCAGCTGACGCGCTTCAATCTGCCCGGACCTCAGGCGGGGGTCGAGATTGTCGATCGCAAGCCGTCCGGGTCGGTGACTGTGCTGGCGCCGAGTCAGGCTACGTTTGACCCGTTTGCGCTGTCGGTGGCCGGGACGAACGTGACTCTCACGACGACGCACGGTTCTGTTGCGGGCAAGAAGGCGAAGGTCGACGCGAAGGTGCAGATCAGCGGGGTCGACTACGAAAACATCGATAACGTCGTTGCGTACAAGCTTGCGCTGACGCTGGCACCGGTGGCCGGCAATGACGAATTCGTTTTGACCTATCTGTAGGAATTCCCATGGCTTTCAAGATTCGACAATCGACGACTCGGCGTTGGCCGGTCAATGTGATCCTGCGCGACTGCAATGCTGAAGGTGTCGTGGTGGAGGAGACGCACACCTTCATCGGTTTGTGGCGGAGTTTCGGAGAGTCCGACGTGGTAGCGGCGCGCAAGGCCGTTTTTGGTGAAGGCACCGACGAGGTTTTGTCGGAATCCGCGAAACGCCGGACGGTATCTGAGCAGGCCCAGCTCGACGCCGATTTCATCTCTGCCCTGTTGGTTGGTTGGGAGGGCGTCAGCGATGAGGACGGAAATCCGGTGCCGTACACGCCCGGCGCTCTGGCTGAATTGGTGGTCGGTCCGAACGGGCCAGAGCTTCGCCGCGCGCTGAACGTGGCCGTGCTTGAGATCCGCTTCGGGATGGCCAGCGCAAAAAACGTCTCGACCTCGCCCATTCCTGGGCAAGAGACAGGAATGGGCGAGGCGGCGCAGACGAACTAGATCAGGATCTCGCGGCTTTCGGACTTCCCGCCTTGGCCAGGTCTGAAAACGTCATTGATATCTGGCCTGAAAACAGCGGTGCTGCCGAGGTCTTTCTGGCGATGGCGTCGCAGTGGCAGCGGGTGGTGTCGATTAGCGGTGCATGGTGGTCGCCGCCGCGACACAGCGACTTGCAGGCTGCCATGCACATGTTGGGCGTACGTAGGAGCGACCGCAGTCGACTCTTTGCCGAGATCCGCGCGATGTTTGATGCATGCCTCGAAATCATGAACGCGGCCCACTGATCGCGCCGGTGCACTTAGAACAGGATCGCGCATGTCCGACAACATGAAACTCGGTATCACGGTTAGCTACGACGGCAAGTCGATTGCTACCGGTGTAGCGAGCAACCGCCGGGATCTGCGAGACCTTGGTGCGGAGGGCAAGCGCGCCGGCAAGGAGGCAGCCGATGGTATCGACTCGATAGGCGCATCGGCGCAGCGGTTAGGACCGCTGTTGGCTGGGGCCATCGGTGCGTTATCAGTCTCTGCTGCGCTTGGGAAGCTGACCGCTGTTCAGCGCGAGTTCGATGTTTTGAATGCATCTCTGGTTACGGTGACTGGAAGTGCGGGCGCTGCAGAAAAGAACTTCGCGTGGATCAAGGAGTTTGCCAAAGAGACTCCTTACAGCCTGGCCGAGGTGACCAACGCCTTTATCAAGATGAAGGCGCTTGGTCTTGACGCGAGTGCGGCAGCGTTGCGCAGTTACGGGAACACTGCCGCAGCGATGGGGAAAGGCCTCAATCAAATGATCGAGGCGGTAGCAGATGCGGCGACCGGGGAATTCGAGCGGCTGAAAGAGTTCGGGGTAAAGGCCAATGTCGAGGGCAGCAAAGTTACGCTGACCTTCCGCGGTGTGCGGACCGAGATCGGGAACAACGCGGAAGACATCGTGGCGTATCTGCGCAAGATCGGTGATGTCGATTTTGCTGGCGCCAGCACCAAGCGCGCCGAAACGCTCGATGGGGCGATATCGAATCTGGGGGATACCTGGGACGAGCTTTACCGGACGATCAATGACTCTGGCGTCGGGGCGGCGATCGAATCGTCGGTCCGCGGTGCCACTGTGCTCGTCGAGCGATTGACCAACAATGTTCGCGCCTTGTCTTCCTACTGGAAAACAACCGAGCAGCAGCAGGTCGACCAGTTGGTTGCCACGCGCGAAATGTGGAAAGAAAGGCTCGGCTCTTCACGTGGTGAGGATCCGGCATATGCTGCCTCTGCACGTGCGGAAATTGCAGCGGCAAATGCGCAGATCGCTGTACTGCAGCGGCGTTTCGAGGCGCGCGAGTTCGATAACCGCAAGGCCGACGAGGCGGCGCAACTGGCAGCGGCATCGGCAAAAGCGTCAGTGGCGGAGGCCAAGGCAAAGGATGCGGCGACAGCCGCTGCGAAGTTGCACGAGAAAGCGGTCAAGGAAGAGCAATCAGCCGAAGAGAGCCGGTTGAGGACGATGGCCGAAATCGTTTCGACCGAGTCGAAACGTGCCGCTGCGCTTGCTGATGATGCAGATAAGCTCCGCGAGGAGATCGCGACGATGGGGCTGTCGGCGTCTCAGCTGACTGCCTATCAGGTTGGCAAACTGGAGGCAGCCGCGGCGGCTGAATTGCTCACCGCGGCGAACCTGCGCGAGGCTGCCAGCATGATTCAGGGCGGCTCAGCTGCAGACGATGCGCGCAGGTACTATCTGGCGCTGGCCGATGCGCGGGAAGCGGCAGCATCAGCTCTCACCGATCAGGCCGGTTTGGTCGCGATTAAGGCGGAAAAGCAGGCATCGGTCGATGCACAAAGTGCGGCTTCGGCGGCGGCAAGAAAAGCCTCGGAAGATGCCGCGCGGGATTGGGAGCGAACTGCCGAGACTGTCGAACGTAGTCTGACTGATGCGTTGCTGCGCGGTTTTGAGTCGGGCAAGGGCGCCGGAGAGAACCTTCGGGACGCGCTGGAGAATATGTTCAAGACGCTGGTCTTGCGCCCGATCATCCAGGCAGTGGTGTCGCCGGCGGCGAGTGCGGTGACCGGCGCGCTCGGGTTTTCATCTGCGTCGAGCTCGTCGTCCCTGGTGAATCTCGCATCATCCAATGCCTCGATTCTTAACATCGGGAGGATCTCATCTGGTTACGGGCAGTTCGCGAGTTCCAGCATTGGACAGTCCTTAGGGTTATCGACGGCGCAGTCTGCCGGATACATGGCCCCGGTTTACGACGGCGCCGGTAACTTGATCTCCGCCGGGTCGGGCACTAGTGCTGGAGGTCTGACCGGGGTCGGGTCCGGAGTCGGGACCGCTTTGTCGTACATTGGCCCAGGTCTCGCGGCATATGGTGTGGCGCAAAAATACGGTGCTGGCGGTGGTTTAGCTGCCGGCGCAGGAACTGTGGCGTTGGGTGGGGCTGTTTCTGGGGCAATGGCTGGAACTGGGGCAATGGCTGGCGCAACCGGAGCATTATCGGCAATGGGCCCTTGGGGATGGGCGGCGATCGCTGTGCTTTCGATCCTCGGTGGATTGGGCTCTGGAGGGGGGCCAAAGGTCGGCGGAGATGCCGCCTATTCGTTGACCAATGGCGCTGCCGCGAATCTAGGGGATGGCGGGCTGTTTCGCTCGTCAAATTCCAAGAACGCAGCAGTGAGTGAGCTGTTGGCCACGTTGGTGGGTGCGATCCCCGCGACTGTCAAGGCGCTCGGCGGCGGAGATTCGGTTAGCGGCAGCTACGCGCTTGGCTACCTGACTGATCCTCAAGGCAGCAACCCTAATCTCGTGAAGTCGACGGTCAATGGGAGAGTTCTCTCCTATGACCGGAAAGTCGGTGATATCCAGACGGCGCTCACGGTTGAACTTGATCGCATGATGGTCGCCGCGCTGCAGGACGCTGATCTCGCGGACTGGGCGGACAAAATTGTCGACCAGATCAATCCCCTTACCGCATCTGCTGATGCCCTGAGCGCGGCACTCGCCACGCTGAATTCAATGTCAGCCGTGGTGCCTCTGTTTGAGGCGATTGGTATATCCGCAGATCGAATCAGCGCGGCGGGGATCGTTGCGATCGGTGGATACGATGCCGTGGCCACTGCTCTGGCATCGTATTACGACCTCTATTTCACTGAGGCGGAGAAAGCCTCGAGGGCGACCGGTGAGGTCGCCGCGGCACTTGCGGCTGCCGGACTGGCGATGCCGGATACTCGTGATGAGTTCCGGAAGATGGTCGAGGCTCAAGACATTACAACGAGTTCCGGACAGAAAGCGTTCGCGGCACTGATGTCTGTTTCCGCTGCGTTTTCGAGCTTGGTTGAGTCGTCGGAAGCGGCTACCAAGGCCTTGCTGACAGAAGCCAAGGAACGGGCGCGTCTGCAGTCGACCTCGGCCGTTGATTACGCTATTCGCTCCGCTCGGCTCACGGCTGGGCTGCCCGCTTTTGCGTCCGGTGGGGATTTCACCGGCGGTATCCGATTGGTAGGTGAGTACGGGCCAGAGCTGGAGGTGACCGGCCCGTCTCGAATTTACTCGGCATCTCAAACCCGCGATTTGCTGACTGGGCTGGATACTGGGACGGTTGCCGCGGAGATCCGGCAGCTGCGCGAGGAGAACGCAGCTCAGGCGCGGTCACTGGCGGCCCAGCAGGTGCGAGTCGCGCGCTTGCTTGAGGGGTGGGAGCGTAATGGCCTGCCCAGCACGAGGATCGAGCTGTGAGTCTGCGTGTTGTCAAACCACTCACGATCGTGCCGGCGATGCTCCTGTCCACGGATGTGCCGGAGTCCGATTACGCTCCGTACTCGGCCGCGACAACTTATGAGCTGGGCGCGCGGTGCATCGTCGTCTCTGATCACGCTGTCTATGAGAGTTTGGTTGCCGGCAATGTCGGCAGCACTCCCGCAACGTCGCCGGCGAAGTGGGTGCGCGTTTCTGCTACGAACCGCTGGAAGTTATTCGACCTGGTCAATTCAAGTCGCACCGTGCGAGCAGCGAGTCTCTTTTACGAGATCAAGCCAGGTGCCGCTGTGAATGCCCTGGCTGTGTTGAATCTGTCCGGCGCGACATCAATCAGGATCCGGGTCACCGACCCCGTCTATGGGCTTGTTTACGACCGGTCTACTACGCTTATCAGCGCGCCGGCGTTTGCGTCGTGGTACGACTGGTTCTATGCAGACAGAGTTTCGGATCCACAGCACGTCGCGCTTGATCTGCCGTCATTCCCTGCGGCGACAATTCGTGTCGACCTTACTGGTGACAGCTCATTGGGCGTTGGCACCTTGTTGCTCGGCCAGGCAAAAGCGATCGCCGAGACAAGGTACGGGTCGAGAGTAGGTATTCGCGACTACAGCCGTAAAGAGTCCAATGAATGGGGAGATGTGGATCTGGTGCAGCGAGCCTTTGCCCGGGTGTGCTCACTCCCGGCAATCGTTCCGCACGCTAGCAAATGGCGGACCGCTCAGCTGCTCGACTCACTGCGCGCGACGCCTACCCTCTGGATCGCCGTCGACGATGATTCCCTGCTGACTGTTTTTGGTTGGTACCGGGACTATGAAATCTTGATCTCCTACCCGACGTTCTCCGAACTTTCCCTTGAGATTGAAGGATTGACATGA